ATTTGGTCAACCCTGACAAGATCTACGGGTGACATCTTTGTTTTTGGTGTCTTACTGTGATAGACTGCGAGAACTGCAGCATCCCTTTTCGTCTCTCTAGGTAGTTGGTCTCCTTCGTAGCATACTACAACGTGTGCACCTGGACAGCCGGCAACATGCATCCACCAGTGTTTAGGGTCACTCGTCATTGTCAGTTGATCATTTTCTTTTGCACTCTGCCCAACTTGGATTTTGATACCATCGTGGGATGTGTATTCAAGCATGATTTTATCTCGTATTAATTCCTTATATTTCAAGCAAACACAAAAGGAAAATCGTCATTTTCGCTGGTGGTGGTCATTAAAAACGCTGATAATATGTATTTAGAATCTCCATTTAAAATGGTATTACCTCTATGTATATGCATTAAATCCGTTGGAAAAATTAATACTTTACCAGTTTCGGGTTGTACTTTTCTACCAGAATTGAATTCGGTTGAACCACCATTTTCTTCGTCTATGTCATTTAAATATATGATTATTGCAAGCATTCGTTCTTCGTAGCCGCGCCCCCCCCGCCGCGTGGCTTTCAAGGTGTCGGAATGCCAGTGGAAAAAATCACCTTTAGATGTCCGTTGTATTTGTGGAGCTGTTACATTGCCAATAATTAGAGACCTTAAATACCCATATTTATTAATATCATTTAAATGTTTCATGTATTCTACAAAAACTTTTTCCAATCCATCTTTATATATTTTTATCAAATCTAGATCATGTTTATAAGCGGAGGTGATCTGTACATCTGTTGATCGTTTTACAACATTTTCTTCACCAGACTGTAATCTACCACAAAATTTATTAGGACTTTGTTCATGATAATCTATAAACAATTTACACTCTTCAGCAGTAAAAACGTTTCTCATCTCAAATATAGATCTATCATATACATCAATTATATCGTGTGACATACTTCAATAATTATTTTATCCTTTAATTAATATGCACGTCGTCCTACAACCAAGTCCTTCGATTACACACAAATATAGGGTCACCTTACCAAATAAACGAAGTATTGATTTTGGTGAGAAGGGTTTTCAGCACTACCCAGACCATGGTAATCCAAGACTTATGCGCGCACAACTTCTTAGGAAAGGTGCTATCATTCCTAAGGAGCTGCGAATAGAGAGAAACCCGTATGAGATACAGAAAGAAATGTTGAAAATTAGGGAAAGTTCTAAAGAAGATTGGGAAGATTTCTTCCGGGCTGAATATTGGGAGAGGTGGATACTATGGTCTTACCCGAATGTAAACAAAGCAAAATTATCTATGGTCATGAGTCATGGTATTCTTTTTATGCCTAGACCAGAGGATTTATGGTTTACTGACCTGTAGATCCAAAGCCTCCGTCACCCCGGAGTGTCTCATCAAGTAGACCAATTTCCTTAATCATAGGTGTATCACACCTTTCCAAAATAAGTTGAGCGATACGATCACCCTTCTTGATTTCAAAGTCTTCCGTACCATGATTAAATAGGACGACCTTGACTTCACCGGTATAATCAGGATCAATAACACCCGCACCAACGTTGATGCAGTGCTTCACAGCTAGACCAGAACGAGGGGCTACACGCCCGTATAGACCATCAGGTATGGAGAGAGCAATACCAGTACTGACTAAAGCTCGCCCCGCTTGACACGGTACAGTCGCATCTTCGGAGCTATATAAATCATATCCCACAGCACCATCAGAACCACGAGTAGGCAAACGAGCATCGAATGAGAGCTTTTTGACTCCGAGAGGCATCTGATCATTCATAAACTCAAATCCTTAAGCTTTCACAAACTTCTTTTTCTCTTCGTCTGTCAGAGCTCTCCACATCTCACCCAACTTCTTACCAATGTCGGTGAAACTGAGATCTGGGTTTTCTTTCACAACCTCGGGTCGTATCTTCTTGACAAAGTTCATGTATGCATTAGGTTTACGCTTGGGCTTGGATTCTTTGTCCCCGCCACCTCTGAGCCTGAGAACTAGGTGCAGAGTAGACTCTTTTTGAATATTGTAATCAGCTAGGGTGCGTCCATCCTCAAGCTGCTTCCCAGCGAAGATGAGTCGCTGCTGGTCGGGGGGAATTCCTTCCTTATCTTGAATCTTAGCCTTGATGTTATCGATAGTGTCAGAGGATTCAACCTCAAGAGTGATAGTTTTTCCAGTAAGTGTTTTCACGAATATTTGCATACTACTTGTATATTAGATTTAAATCTTAAAGTATGATAAGATGTATAACAATAGTAACGAAATGCTTCGAGGCTACTTTATGCGACAGAGTGAAGGTGGCTACGCTCCCAAAAATTTCAAGTACAATCAGAAAAATAACAATAATCTATTAAAAAATTTCAATGGACCAGTCACAACTCCAAAAACTAAATCTCCTTCAAAGCGGGGTTCCTCCTCGAAAAAGTGAGTGCACAAATACCACAACTGAAAATATTTATGAAATATTGACATCCAAGAACGTGTAATTTCGTATACATACTCTCACGTGCATATAATACCCATAGTAACAGTGTCATACAGGTCTCATAGCCAGCTCGGATGATTACATTAGATGCATGGTACATCTGGTCTATCGTTGGGTACAAATAACTGTCTCTAGGAGTAAGTCTTCGGATGGTTAATAAAGATGTATCAATTTCAACTAGACCTGCGAAACTAAGTATAAAGGCCTCTTCGGGGTGCATAAGAGGTCTAAGAAGAGCTAGAAGACATACTAAATGATGAAGTATGATTAGATTTCTAAGAGTGTGTATAACTTTCGGCTGAAGAATTATCCACATGAGATCATATGACATATATGTCGTGAGAGCATGTGTTAGAAACATGGGGTACACTTTATAACTAAAAAATACATCAGCCACACATAATGCCGAGAATGGCGCGAGAAACAGTAATGACGCCACATCATGAATAACGACAGCACGACGGTCCTTATTCATTTTGTGATTAGACAATATTCTTTTTATATCATTTAGACGAAAATGTAAATGGTAAAACTGGTTTATTTTGCTGCTCCATTTCTCGTCGAGACAATGAAATTTCTCTTATAGGTCTGGACGTTAACCCGTTTGTTGCAATATATTTAACACCTTTTTCGAGAGTTTTACCACGGTGAAAGTAAGTCCACGTTGAAGGAAAAAATACAATTTTTCCTACTTTTGGTTGTATATTTTTTCCACAACTAAATTCAGTAGTTCCACCCGAATCTTCTTCAACATCATTCAAATAAATTATGTAAGTAAATAATTTCCAATGAGAATTACGACTTTGATCATGATGCCAGTGATAATATTCACTGGGTTCGGTTCTTTGAATCTGTGGTGGATATACATGTGATTCAATTAATATATCAGACATCGATTTCTTTACTTGGTCATCAACATCCATTTTTAATAGAAAAGTTTCATACTTTTTCATAGCTTTTCGTATCATATCATGAAAATACTTTTCTTCCTCTACCCATTCAGGTTCGTCATATATTCTTAAATCTGTACTTTGTTTTATGAAACTGGTGATACTATCACCAATCGTTCCTTTAAATTTTAAATTACTCTTTTCAAACTTATCTATAACACGATTACAAAAATCAACCGGGAATACATCATCACATTCGTATATGAATTCCATTTGTTATTTTTTACAACATAATCCTTAAGTCTATACATTTTTAAACATGGGTCTCATGTTTAAAAATGCACTCAAAGGGTTTCGAACCCCTGACCTCAAGCTTACTAAGCTTGCGCTCTACCACTGAGCTATGAGTGCGATATGCTGAGAGCGGGGTTCGAACCCGCGCGTGCATAGCACAGGCGATCTTAAGTCGCCCTCCTTAGACCACTCGGACATCTCAGCATCATAGAGTCTCCCACTCCACTCCACTAACCCATCAAATCTTTAAGCATTTCGATGGTGGTTCAAATGCTAGTTTATCCTTGAGTTCTTTACGTTGTTCTTTCTTTTTCGTTTCGATCCCTATACAGTTGTGAACTTCCAAACGAAAACACTTCATACAAAAATCACCCCCACAATACTTACAATTCATAGGAACACCACATTTCTTTCGGCAACGTTGACAAGGCATTTTACTATTATTAACTTGGATAAAGATTTTAACCCCGTTTAATCAAGAAATGTCTCTCACTTACGCCTTCAGTAAACCAATTCACACCGAATATGCTCACCTGAAAAAAACTCTAAAAAACTCTACGGCTGCTTATGGTTCTGCTTTGAGTGCTTCTTACTTCATCACACAAGGTGCAGATCAAGGTGTATCTGCAATGTTAGGTGCGGTAGCATCTTATACGTATGTGAGTCTTCTCTCTGATCGGGTGGATAAACTCGAAAATTCGACAATTCAGAAGGAGTTCTTTGCACCTCTAGGTGCAGCTGCTTTTGAAGTGTCATGGAATAATGCACCATTTGCGTTTGACTTTGATTATGGTGCTACGTTTGTTGGATTTTTGGCGTATAAATTTGCACTCTCAACGGT